CTACGATATATCAGGTACCGTCGATGGCGTCGGCTCTAAAGGTGCACTCCATGGATTAACTAGGTTTAGCATGGAGGACGCTCCTGCTAGCCAGTTCTTCTTAGAATACTTAGCTAGACCACAAACTGCAGAGATATTCTTTGAAGACGTTCTAATGGCGTTAGTATTTTACGGGATGCCTATATTAGCAGAGAACAACAAACCTCGTTTATTGTATTATTTAAAAAGACGTGGCTATAGAGGTTTTAGTATGAATAGACCTGATAAAATATGGAACAAGTTGTCTGTGGCTGAAAAAGAAGTAGGTGGTATGCCAAACTCAAGTGAAGATATTAAACAAGCCCACGCTGCTGCTATTGAAATGTATATACAAGATAATGTTGGTTTACTGAAAGACGGTAGTATTGGTAGTTGTTATTTTAACGAACTACTAAATGACTGGGCTGGTTTTGATATAAACAAAAGAACAAAGCACGATGCTTCTATTAGTTCTGGATTAGCTATAATGGCTAACAATAGACATCTTTATAGACCAAACGCACCAATACAAAAACCTCAACTAAACATAAGTATTGCTAAATACACAAATAAAGGCAACACATCTAAATTAATCAAAAAATAAATATGGCAGAGTCTGTTATAAAAAGTTATTTTCCAAGTCAAGTTGTAAGCGATGCTGAAAAGATAAGCTACGATTANGGTTTAAAAGTTGCTAAAGCAATAGAAACAGAGTGGTTTTTCCAAGACAGTAACCATTCAAGATACGCTAGTAACAAAAACAATTTCCATAATCTAAGACTATACGCTAGAGGAGAGCAATCAGTACAAAAATACAAAGACGAATTATCTATAAACGGTGACTTGTCTTATCTTAATTTAGACTGGACACCTGTGCCTATTATACCTAAGTTTGTAGATATTGTTGTTAATGGTTTAGCTGATAGAATGTACGATATAAAAGCATACTCACAAGATCCTTACGGTGTTACTCAAAGAACAGAGTATATGGAGGCTTTGTTAGAGGATATAAACATGAAAACTTACAATGATTTTGTTAACTCTACTTTTAATGTAGATGTTTCAAATTCAGATCAAGAAACACTACCTGCAAATGAAGAAGAGCTAGCATTACACATGCAGTTAACATATAAGCAAGGAGTTGAAATTGCTGAAGAACAAGCGTTAAATGTTTTGTTTACTGGTAATAATTACGAATTAATTAAAAAACGTTATTACTATGACCTTACGGTTTTAGGTATAGGTGCTGTAAAAACAAACTTTAACACTTCTGAAGGTGTAACAATAGATTATGTTGATCCAGCTGACTTAGTCTACTCTTATACTGAGTCACCATATTTTGATGATATATACTATGTTGGTGAGGTTAAAATGATACCAATAAATGAACTAGCAAAACAATTTCCACACTTAGACCACGAAGACTTAGAAGACGTGGTAAAAAATAAAAACTATAGTCAAACAAACTATTCTAGTGGAACTAACGAATCAGACAACAACAAGGTTCAAGTTTTATATTTTAATTATAAAACATATATGAACGAGGTTTACAAAGTGAAAGAAACTGGTAGCGGTGCTGAAAAAGCTATAGAAAAAGATGATACGTTTGAACCACCAGCAGAAGCTGTTGATTACTCTAGATTACAAAGAAGCATAGAAACTTTATATGAAGGAGCTTTAATTCTTGGTACAAACAAACTGCTTAAATGGGAAATGTCTAGAAACATGATGAGACCTAAAAGTGATTTTACTAAAGTAAAAATGAACTATTCTATAGTTGCACCAAGAATATATAAAGGTAAAATAGAAAGTTTAGTGAGACGTGTAACTGGTTTTGCTGACATGATACAACTTACGCATTTAAAAATTCAACAAGTACTAGCTAGAATGGTACCAGATGGTGTTTACTTAGATGCTGATGGTTTAGCTGAAATAGATTTAGGTAACGGAACAAACTACAGCCCACAAGAAGCTTTAAATATGTTTTTTCAAACTGGTTCCGTAATAGGAAGAAGCTTTACATCAGAAGGCGAAATGAATCCTGGTAAAGTACCAATACAAGAAATACAGTCAGGTTCTGGAGGTCAAAAATTACAATCACTTATAGGTAATTACAATTACTACCTACAAATGATAAGAGATACTACTGGTCTTAATGAAGCTAGAGACGGTAGTATGCCAGATAAAAATGCTTTGGTTGGAGTACAAAAACTAGCAGCGGCTAATTCAAACACAGCAACAAGACATATATTACAGTCTGGTTTGTTTTTAACCTCTCAAGTTGCAGAGTGTTTATCACTTAGAATATCTGATATACTAGAATACTCTCCAACAAAAGATGCTTTTATACAACAAATTGGAGCTCACAATGTTGCTACGTTAGATGAAATGGCTAACTTACATTTATATGATTTTGGTATATTTATAGAGCTACAACCTGATGAAGAAGAAAAAGGTTTGTTAGAAAATAACATACAAGTTGCTTTAGCACAACAAAGTATAAACTTAGAAGATGCTATTGACATTAGAGAGATTAAAAATTTAAAATTAGCAAATCAACTGTTAAAACTTAGAAGATCTAAAAAAGAAGAAAGAGATCAAGAGATAAACGAAAGAAATATTCAAGCACAAGCTGAGGCAAACGCACAGACACAGCAAGTTGCAGCTCAGGCGGAAATACAAAAAAATGATGCTATAGTACAGTCAAAAGCAAGTTTAGCTCAAATAGAAATGCAACTAAGTCTACAAAAACTTCAAGCCGAAGGCGCTCTTAAAAAAGAGTTAATGGAACAAGAGTTTCAATACAACATGGAACTTAGAAAAATAGACAACGAGACTGTTAATGGTAAAGACAAAATGAAAGAAGATCGTAAAGATGAAAGAACAAGAATTCAAGCAACTCAGCAAAGTGAGATGATTGATCAAAGAAATAGTACAAAAGCACCTAAAAACTTTGAGTCCGCAGGTAATGATAGTATAGGCGGAGGTTTTGATTTAGGTGGTTTTGATCCTAGATAACAATTATTAACTATTATTATATTATATTATGGCAAAAAAGAAAAAAGAAGTAACCGAAGAGGTTACAAAAGTAGACTTATCTAACAAGGCAGAAGCTACAGATAACGTCACAAAAGTAAACTTAGACGAACCAATAAAACCAAAAGAAGAAAATGAAACCAAAGAAGTTAAAGAAAGTAACGCTGACGACAGCGGAGTGGTTAGAGTCGATGAAAATGCCGATGCCACACAAGAACAAAAAGAAGTATCAGAGAAAACCGAAACACAGGAAGATCAACCAGTACTAGAAGAAGTTACAGACGAAGAAGTTAAAGAGCAAACAGAAGAGTTAACTGAACAAGTTGAAGAAGCTATAGCTGAAGCTCAAGAAACTGGAAAAGCAATACCTGAAAACGTTCAAAAGTTAATGGACTTTATGGAAGAAACTGGAGGTACGTTAGAAGACTATGTAACACTTAACCAAGATTTTTCTAGTTACGATGATGTGTCACTTCTTAGAGAGTTCTATAAAAAAACAAAATCTCATTTAACATCAGACGAAGTAGATTTTTTAATTGATGATAACTTTTCGTATGACGAAGAGGTTGATGAAGAAAGAGAGGTTAAAAAGAAAAAGATAGCGTTAAAAGAGCAAGTTGCCAACGCTAAAGCCCACTTAGACGGGCAAAAGTCTAAATACTATGAAGAAATCAAAGCTGGGTCAAAGCTGACTCAAGATCAACAAAAAGCTGTAGATTTTTTTAATAGATACAACAAGGAATCAAAAGAAACTGATGCGGTTGTAGAAAAACAAACCAATGCTTTTAAAATGAAAACAAACAATGTTTTTAGCAAAGACTTTAAAGGATTTGACTATAACGTTGGTGATAAAAAGTATAGGTTCAATGTTAAGGACAGTAACAAAGTAAAAGAAAGTCAAAGCGATATTAATAATTTTGTCAAGAAGTTCTTGAATGAAAATAATGAAATGTCAGATGCTAAAGGCTATCATAAATCTTTGTTTACCGCTAATAACCCTGATGCTATTGCAAAACATTTTTACGAACAAGGTAAAGCAGATGCTTTAAAAACAAGCGTTGCTAAAGCTAAGAACGTAGATATGAGCCCTAGGCAACAACATGGATTTGTTGAGGCTGGAGGTATGAAAGTAAAAGTATTAGGTCAAACTTCTAATGATTTTAAGTTTAAAATTAAAAACAATAAATAAATTATAAATTTAAAAAAACAAAATTATGGCAATTACTGCAGGTGATAATTTGAATACAGTTCCTGCTCCAACGCAGCAAACACTGAACACAAATTATCTAGATTTTACAGGGACCGCTAATTCATGGGGTCAACAATATTTACCAGATTTAATGGAGAAAGAAGCTGAAGTTTTCGGACCGAGAACTATATCAGGATTTCTTTCAAAAATTGGAGCTGAAGAAGCGATGTCTTCTGACCAAGTTGTTTGGTCTGAGCAAGGTCGTTTACATTTATCTTACACAGGACAAGTTACTAACGCTACAAATGGTGTTGGTTTAGGAAGTGATGGTACTGGTGCTGGTACTTCTCAAATTACTCTTGGTAAAGATATTGACGGGATCGCTTTACATGCTACATCTAATAGACACGGTATTAGAACTAACGATACAATTATTGTATCTAACGCTAATGGAGTGTTTAAATGTTTAGTTACTGAAGTTACATCAGGTGCTTTAACTATTGACGTTGCTCCTTATACCGCAGCTACACTAGCAACAACAGGTGCAGCTAATGACTGTACTATATTAGTTTATGGTTCTGAGTACGCTAAAGGAATTTCTTACGTTAATCAGGGTGGTACTGCATTTACTGATGCAAGAGGAGCTAACGAACCACAAATGAAAACTTTTACAAACAAGCCAATTATAATGAAAGATTACTACGAAGTATCAGGTTCTGATACGTCTAGAATTGGATGGGTAGAAGTTGCTTCTGAAGGTGGACAATCTGGTTACATGTGGTACTTAAAAGCTGAAGCTGATACAAGAGCTCGTTTTAATGACTACTTAGAAATGGCAATGTTAGAAGGTGAGATAAGTGCTTTAGCTGGTGCTGACACTTTAGTTGATTCTGCTAAAGGTATGTATGCTGCTGATGGAAATCAAGTAGGTACTCAAGGTTTATTTGCTGCTATTGAAGATAGAGGTAATATAACTTCGGGTGTTACTGGAGTTAACGCTGCTACTGACTTAGCTGAATTTGACGCTATCTTAGCTGAATTTGATAAGCAAGGTGCTATTGAAGAAAACATGATGTTTGTAAA